TCATGTTTTCACCCGGATCAATGCGAACATCATCTTCTTCGCTCATTGTGCTGATACCACCAAGGTCTTCATGTTTCATGACTTGTTTTGTAGCAGTAGCATACATTACATTTTTAGCACGGTCACCATAGCGGTCTTTGAAACCGGCAATACCTTTTTTCATAGACTTAACAATTTTTTCACGTTTTTCTTTTTCAGCAGAAGTCATGTGACGTTCTTCTTTGTGCATTTCTTTTTCGTGTTTGCCAACTTCTTTGTGAGCAATTTTCTTTGCTTGTGGTTCAGTTACGCAATCACCTTCTTCTGTCATGCTGTGTTTAGATAAACGAGTTTCTTTATCTTCTTCTTTTTTCAAAGCAGATGGCTTAACCATTTTCTTAACAAGTGCTTTATCTTCCTTCTCATCTGGATGAGATTCTTCTTTAACTGCTTTCTTGGTGTACACATCACCAGTAGAAGTTTTCTTGTGTTCATGACCAGTCAATTCGCCTGGTTTCTTAGGCAATTGACTCATGTATTTACCTCTTAGAACGTCAAAAGGATTAGAAGATTTCTTTTCATCTTCTTCTCTAACGTCAGCACTGTGTCCAGATGCCGCTGCTTTGTCATCTTTTTTCTTTGAGATTTGAGCAGCAATTTTTTCTGGAGGAACCATTCCTTCAGAGTGGTGTTTTGCAGTTACTGGATATCTTTTACCTCGGAATTCAAAATGAGATTGGTTTGCTCTCTTGGCAGCATGTGCAGCCTTGTGAAAACCGGTTTCATCTAATTCTGGTTCTAGAAGCATCTTTTTCTTTTCGTCTGCTTCCATGATTGCTTTTGTTGCATCAACCAAAGATTGTGGTACTAGAGATTTAGTAAACATTATTTTACTCCTGTTTTTTTCTTTTTAATTGTTATACCTGATTGGCCAAACTTTTCTGATGGCTTAACAAAGTCTTCCTTATTACCAGCACCACCAAGAGTGCCACCTACACCAGAATCTCCTTGACCAAAATCAAAGATTGATTCCTTAAACTTTTTCAATTTCTTATTCTTTTCTGCTAGTGGATTTGGGCTTACGCCTCTTGTTTGACCAGCAAAATTTGCAACATCATCGTTGCTAAATTCTCTTTCCTCATGGTATGTATTATCTCCAAGACCTGCATTAGCGGCACCAGTAGAACCACCTCTTGTGTCATATGATGAACCAACACCATCAACACTTCCTATTCTAGCAGCAGTTAGAGACTTGTCACCAACTTTTCTTTTTCTATTGGAATCGGCATCTCTATTGAAATTTGAAACTTTTGGTTCTGGAGCCTTTACCATTACTGGATTTTTATCTTCTGCATAAGTGTTTCCACCACCAATTCTAGCAGTGTAACCAGTATTCATTTTGATATCACCATCTCTAACATCATCTCTACGACCTAGTTTTGCGGCAAATTGCATAACTGGACTGTTGTTGTCTTTCAATACATTTAGTCCTTTATCTTTCAAATTGGTTCTTTGAATAGACTTTGAGCCTTCATAGATTTGCAAGAATTTGTTTGCACTTGAATAGTGTATTGAACCGTTATCTAAGAACTTGGTTGTCTCTGCAAACAAATCAGCAATATCGCTAACCTTTTCTTCTAGGTCTCCAGTATTATCAAAACGGGAGAAACTTTCAAACAATTCTGAGAAATGTGTGATGTTTTTTTGTGCTTCTGTCCAACGTGCATGACGAATGGATTCAATCATCATTCTGGACAATAATGTATTTCTTTCTTGGCTAACTTGGTCTGTTGTATCAACAAAAACCATCATGGTCTTATAACCTAGTTCTTCCAATTCTTCTTTGATATGTGAAATCTTTTCATAATCATCAGCAGGTCCATTAATGATAAGTGGACCACGTTGACGAATTGCTTCCATCTTAGGATTCATAGAACGCATAGCCAACTTGTGCTTGTCGTTCATAATGTCCATAACTTGCTGGAAGTTTAATTCAACTATGTTTTGTTCTGCGATACACTCACGAATAACAACATCTTTACCAGAACCAGGACCACCAGTAACAAAAATAGCTTTACCATATCCACGGTTGGTGGATTCATGCAAGCCCATACCCCTAGTTACATCATGGAATAATTCCGTTGCATGAGCAGGATTTTTTCTAATGTTTGATGGCAGATTCTTTGCAAAATCATGAAAATTACCATTCTTCACATAATTACGCATGTCGGTACCAGAGATACCAGGTTTACGCTCACCGGTTGATTGTTGTTCAATGTGGTCAAACTTAAAGTAACCGTGGCGACCCTCCACACCATTGTATTTCTTCAATAAGTGATAGTTTGCTTCCGCACCTTCACCTGATGCAACGATAGCATGGTTGTAACCTTTTTTGTGCATTTCTGCTGCATGATGCAATAGTCCCGGTGCTTCTTTTGTTGCAGGAACAATGTTTGCATCTGGAAAAGCACGTTTGATGTGCTTCATTTTTGTATTAACTTCTAGTGGATTCTTCTTAGCGTCATGAGCGTGAGAAGCCACAATAATGTGGTCAGCATTATTCTTTTTGGCCAAGTCTTGAATTGCTCTAACATTTTCCTCATGACCCTTGGTTGGTGGGTTCATGCGACCAATTGCCATAACAATTGACTTGGTTTTTTCTTCTACTAACTGTCTAAATGATTTCATCGTGGTCTTGCCAAAAAGTTAAGTCTGTTGAATTCTTGTCTATCATTAAGTTTAGAAACTTTACCCTTATGTGTTGCAACAAAACCTTCTGGTTTAACTGATGCATCACCAACGGAATGTTCTAAACCTCCTGTGTGTCTAGCCAACACATGGACCAATGCATTTTTCGCTTGTTGTAAGTGGTGATGCATCTTGAAGAAATTCTCATAATGTTGACTGTTATTATCTATGTGTTCAATATGTGCTTTCTTTTCCGCTTCTTTTCTAGTAATTGCTGCTGGAGTTTTAACCTTAGCAATATCTTTGTCATACTTGGCTTCAATTGATTTCTTTAACCCATGCACACTTGGTTTTTCACCAGTTCTAACTGTTTGGTTGATGTGTGCTTCAATTGGACCACCATGGTTGCCGTGTGGTTCTATAGCAGGATACATCTGTTTGCCGTGTAGGTCATGTAATGCTTGCGCTGATGCCAAATGGTGTTCAAATTGATGCTCATCGTGAGGTGTCATCATTACTTTAGATGTATCGTGACCTGGCTCTCTGTGGTACACATCTGGATGATTTTTGAAGCCAGACAAATCTGGATGGTAATCTGCCTTCATATCAGCCAAGGTTTTACCATGATATTGTGTGTGAGTATAAACACCAATTTTGGCTTTACGTATTTTCTTACCTTCTTCTGATTCTTTAGGTGCAGAATAGTTGATTGTGTTTGGTTTGAAGTGTACTCTACCATCATGTTCTGTCTTATCACCATGGCCAAACATCATATCGCCTTGGAAAACACCAGTTTTTGGTGCAACTTTAGGTAAGTGATGTAAAGCATCTTTTAGTTTAGCCACGAGACCTGGTGCATGACCGTGATTTGCTTCAATATCTCTGTCGGAATAATTGACTTTTGGACTTACATTAAATGCAGATTTGGACGCAACAAAGAATTTACCAGTTTCTGGATGATGACCATAGACAATGCTCGGTGAACCATCGTGTTTCATTGTCAAAGTAGGATCATTTTTGCCTGCTTTGATATGTTTTTTAACTTGATTCAATACTCCAACAGCATGGTTAAAACCTTCCGCACCATTATGGATAGGATGGTCTTCCACATGCGTGATGTGCTTTAGCTTGGACTCGTCAGCTTCTTCTTTAAGTAATGATTTAAATGTTCTCATTTAATCTCCATATGCCTTTCCGTCACCTTTAAAGCTAGGTAAAGGATCGCTACTGGATGCAACTCGCATTCTATGTGTAGCAAAAAGCTTTCCTTTATGCCAGAAGTGCACTGTTCCACCTTCTGCGTGGGCAACAATGTTGTGGTGATTGTCTAAAATATGATTCCATTTTTTACTTGGATCTATACTATGATGCTGTGTTTGTCCACCGGATTTTTTAGTACCTTGGAATGTTGTATGTCTAATATGTTCGTGACCGTTTTCTTGTAATGGAGTTTTATTGCATTGTAAGACATGAGTTCTAATGTGTTCTGCCATTTCATGACTAGGTGAACGATTTAGATGTTTTGAAATATGTTCTGCCATTTTAGCGCAGAGCAAACGATTCTCATGCAAAACGTGTGCTTTCATTTCTGGATTTTTTTCCATTATTTCTTTTCTTTGTTTTGCATTTGTATTCAATAATTCTGGATATTTTTTTAGCATTTTTGCTCTATGCTCATCAACCATGTGCTGTGCACCACGTGTCGCTTCCATACCAGGATTTGATGCGGTAATGTTTTTGTCTGTTCCGTCAGTTACCTTTAGACTAACGCCATGGAATTTGGTTTTTGGATCACCTGCTTTTTTAGTGTGAACCATGATATCCGATGCGTCTTGTTTCTGTGACGATTCAATTCCGGTGGACCTTTTAATGTCACCTGGTTTTGAAGTCCAATGAACTGTGTGAATTTTTCTACCACCTACTTCAATTTGTTTTCTTAAATCGGCGGCCGCACTTTTGGCCTTTTCATTCAAACGGTTATATTCATCATGATTACCATGTTTGTCAAATAGTTTTTGTTTGATTTTGTCGTGGGCTTGTTCTGGAGTATCACCGTCTTTGTCGGGATGCTTGTCCATGTGTTTTCCACCATTCAGGTGGTGACCAACTAGAAGTTCATGTAAAATACCCTTGTCGTTAGAGGTATATTCACTTTCTTTCTTTTCTTTTTTTACAGCTTCAGAAAGCTCTTTTTCTTCTTCTTTATCGTGTTCATAGTCATCAGCATATTCATCACCATCTTCACCATCGTGTCTTCTCAAATAGTCAACAAAATCATGGATCTTTTTTTCTTGGTCTGAATCTTTTTCACCCAAAGAAGATTCTGAAAGGAGACCAGCTCTTTTCAAATAAATTTGGTGTTGTATAGAAGGCATGTAAACTCCATTAGAATTGCAATACACTATGATTGCCATGGAGTTATTTATATAACTTTTCGGTTCAATGGTTGAAACCGTGTAGATTTTGGGTTCGCTACATAGTCAATATTTTTCTACTTGTCCGTTACCTGCCAACCAGCCAGAACAGTGAATTTTATCAAATTCAACTAAATGTTCTTTTGGAATGTTGACAAAATGTGCATGTTCAAAGTCCATAAATTGAAACAATGGGAAGTTTTTCTGTGTAACTTCCATATAATTGTCAATTAGAGATGGACAAAATGATAGCATTCTAGTAATCAATAAGTCAGTTGCACCATGGGTTACTTGTGGCATCCATGTTGGAATGCGTTTTTTGAATACATATTTACCAAATAAGTTATCGTAATCACTTAGATTAAATTCTGGCTCCAATATGGAACGACCAGAAACCTTAAAGATTCGTTTAACATCTTTAATCCAAGGCTGTTGTTTCAATATGTGTAAAGCATTTAACATTAATGCACCTTCAGCCCAAGCTTGCATACCAGCAGAAGAAAACTTATTCACATCTGGAACTTGGTTCATGTCCATGAATACATTTACATAAGGCTGTAATTGCTTATGTTCTTCTTCCGTTAATGGTATAATTGAGGCGTCAGCCAAAATGATACTTGCTTCTGGTACCCGGTTACGTATTGATTCAACGGTTAATACAGTTTGTTGAAACCGCTGTTCGTGACTCCAGAATCTAACATTTCTACATTTAATTGCTGAAGTTACAAGAAACAAATTCTTATCTGGGATAAAACTCATAGGTAATAGTCCAATGTATCGGTGTTGCGGTAAATGTTGATAGCCTCGGCTCTAGGATGAGGATTGCTGTTATCAAAATCATTGATAAGTATGCGTCTAGCATTAGGCAGACCAATAATCAATTGATTTGATTTGAATCCCAATCTAGCCAACATTGCTCTAGTGACCCATTCTTGGTCCTTTTCTCTGGCTGTTGTGAAGATAATCAGTGAACCATTTCGTTCATATTCTAACAACCTTTCAACATTTTTTGTCATCACTTCTGGCTCATCATCATATGAATTGATACCAACTCGCCTCTGTGCTTTGATAATTGTACCATCAATATCACAGAAGATTACGGGCTTGTCATTATACTTGAACCATTCTTGTGCAGTACCAACATCAACATAATTAGAAATGAGTTTCTCGGTGAAAATCTTTCCGTCATGCAACATGATAGAAATCACATCAGAAACAAAGATTTCACTTTCTGATGAAATTGATTCAAATGCTTTTTTGTATTCACTAACCGATTCAAACTTATATCCACCAACACAGAACTTATTGGAAACCACACGCTTCTCAATAATGTCAGTAATGATACCTTGCTCATTGGATACAACAAAACTCTTTGCTTTGAGACGGTTGAGAACTTCATGTTCTGCAATATCTGAAACGCAGATATAGTTACCTGGTGTCTTTGTGTGTGTAAAGAAACTATCACAGTCTTTTACCAAGAATTCAGCATCATCAGAGATTCCGGCAGACTGTAAGATTTGATAAACCGTGTCGGCTGGACCTTTTGTCAGTTCTTTAATGATGACAACTTTAACTCTATGGCCAAATTGGTGGTTGATAAACTTTTCTGCATCAAATGCTGCATTATGTTCACTTAGAATGCCAACTGTAATGTTGCAATCAGGATAGTCTGCAACAGCCTTTTGTAACATCATTTTATGTTCATAGTCAAATAGCAGATACTTTGGTTTCATGTTGGGGAAACGACTAGAAAGTCCTGCGGCTGGTACAATTATTTCCATAATCTTTTTATTTCATCCATTATAAAGTTGTATTCTAAATCACCTTTTGTTGTATGTAGGTATACCCTCAACAACATTAGAATCAAAAGGTAATCATTGTTTGCTTCGGGAAAATCTTCAAACAGTTTGTTTTGAATTGTGTGCAGTTTTGCACCAAGTTTGGTTGTCTCTTTCCTGAGAAACCAGCGACATTCCAAGTCTTGTCTAAGCTTTGCTATGTCAAACACGTAGGATTCATATTCAATGGTAACAGGATCAATTATCTTGAAACCATCTATTGTATAGATTATGTTCTCTAATGTCAAGTCACCAAGGTAAGATGTATGTGGTAAAATCTTAGGTAACTTATCAATCAATTCTTTTTTGGTAAAAGGAAATGCCTCGGTTGAAGTGTCCATCCAAGCGAGTTTTTGGTGATAGATTTCTGTGAAGTCTTTTGCTTCTTCCACACAGATACTTTTTAATTTTGTTAGTGTGTTGAATAAGAATTCTTCTAACTGATTGGTGTTATGTGATACCAAATAATTCTTTATGTCTAGACCATGGAAGTATTCCATGTCAAAAGAATCACCATCAACATTGTAGATTTTAGGAACAGGAAAACCAACAGCTTTCAGAGGTATTAGTCTTTTCCTGTTTCTTTCTGTGTTACCAATTTTTCTTACAAATAGACCATTAGAATTTTCCATCAGATAGATTTCGCTACCTGAATGGCCACTTAACTTCTTAACTATTCTTGGTCCAGTTGTCATAATCATCACGAATCAAAGAGTGCCATGTGCCGTTGTGTGCACCAGGCGGAAATGGATTATTCATATTAACATACACAAGATTTTCACCGTGTAAGTTATGCTCATGTAAGTTGGCTTGCATCATATTTTCACCAATATACTGTGCACCAGCTTCATAATACTTATCCATATTCTGGAACGTAGACATGTATTTGTCCATGTTGCTTTGTGAACTAAAAGCAAATTGGTCGTTGCCAAAATCTCTTTCGGGAACCATTCTACAATTTGGAATGTATAACTTGGTATTATCAAGTTGTTCAAAAGGAATCTGAACATTCAATGCATAATCTGTTCTTGTTTTGATAACCCAATCATATTCGATTTCGGTGCTCATCATCAACATACGACATTCATTAATGGAATATAGTGCTGAGTATGTGAATCTTGGTGGATATTTTTGTGGGTTTGGTGTGTTGGTATACTTTGTGTCTGCATCAGTAACCAAAACAGGTTCTGTTATAATTTTAGTTGCTTCATACAATTCAATAAGTTTTTCTTCACCATCAAATTGCCATGTATGAATGTAAACATCAACATCATAAACATCCAAAAGATTTTTCTTGTAGTATTCAAATCCCTTTTGGAATGACCTGGCTTGACCAGTGAAACATAATGCTATTTTCATCTTTGTAGATATACTGGAATGTTAACGATATCAAATGGTGCACCTTTAAGAAATAAGTTTCTCAAAAGCGTCATGTGTGGACAATATCTCTGTTCTTTGTGTGTTATGATATCATGTTCTGGATATCTTTTTACATTTCTGAGCCAGTCTTCAAACTCAGGCTCAAATTGAGTTGAATGTAAGTGTTCATAGTTGTTATATAAGAAATAAGAACTTGCCCACTTAAATGGCATAATTGCAAAAATATCCGAAATCAGGTTGTATGATTCTTCTATTGGAGTAACAATAAAACCAACTTCTTGAAATTTGAACGGCGGATTGAAACCTAAATCATATCTGCAATATGAAAGTGTATCATATTCTTCTTCAATCAAACCGAAAGCTTTGAATCTACTGTAATTCATAGATGCATTTTTAGAAATGCTATCAATGGTTTTTGGTTTTGGATTTGCGGCATATGCACGTTTTTCAATATCCATGAAAAAATTTTCATATTGTGAAAAGTCTTCAACCAAAAACTTTGTGGGATTCAATCGTTCTTGAACATTTTGAATTTCTCGTTCATCAGTTGACCACAAGTGACAATAAACATCCATCTCATTTGCATCAATGTATGTCTTAATGTTTTCCCAGGTTTGGTCAAAAGTTCTATACTGACCAGATAATACTATACAATTTCTCATTTGATCCAATACCACACATCACATTCAGTTGTTAAAATTTCTTTGCCGATTTTTTCAGCAAATTCTTTAGCGGCTCTATTGACACCTTCAATTGCTGTGAAATCATGACCAGCAAAGATGCCACCTGTTTTTAACTTAGAATAATAGTTTGCACAATCTTTGGTTAATTGGTCATATGTGTGTAAACCATCAATAAAGATAAAATCAAATTCTTCATCTAAGAATAAATTAACAGCATCATCGGATGTTCTACGAATATGGTGAAACCTTGGTTTGAATTTATCCATACGAGCAGTCATAGATTCAAAAACATGCTGACGCTCATTCAATGGTCGTCCATTCCAATCAACATAATTTTCATAAGGATCAACTGATGTTAAATCTAAATTAGGATTAATGTCCAATAAGAAATTGGTGGTATCACCAATGTCACAACCAATTTCTAAACCCTTGACTGATGACATATCTTTAATCATCTCACCAAGGCCATATCCTGAACATTTGAACATTTGTTGAACTCCAAAAGCTTGTGTCACTGTATTAAAGGTAATTGTATCACTCATCATGCGGTCCTATAGATAAACATTTGCGATTCATTGTCTTGTCCATATTTTTCTTGGACAAACTTCTTCCATTCTGGTACACGGTCATATTGATGTACGATTGGAAATAACTGATCCTTGTAATAGACTAAACCATCTTTTACTGTTGGTTCGTCACACAACAAGTTTGGTCTAAAGTAATCAATTTTAGATGGATCAACAACGGTGCCAGCTTCACATGCCCAATCAACAGTTATTTGTGTAATGTCTTTGAATGGTTGTGTATTAATTAAAACATTGAACACAGCTTGGTCGCAGATAGGAATTGGCCTGTTGGTTGCATTGGTGAAAATGTTGAACACCATATCTTTTACATACTCGGATGTACCACCGAACGTTCCAACATTAAAGATTTCGTTGTCTTTGAATTGTTCATAAACATAAGAACCATATGCTTGTTTGAGGTTATCATCACCCCAAGGCTCGTCTTTGTATTTCAATCCTTCGGATGCAATGACAAGATTGTTTCCAAGATTTTCCATACTTTTCATTATGTCAAAAGGACTGGATTGAAAGTAAACATCCTTCACATCTGTAGTCACAACATACTCATAGTTTTGCCAATTAGAATACAAGTAATCATAAATTGACAAGAAACGCAATACATGAGGTGGAATGTTTTGTACCATCTTCATAGGTACAACAAATACACCTTGTTTAATTAGCCAATCAACCGTGGCTTGTGTTGTATTACCTGCAACCAATACAACATCAGTATCATCTCCCGCAACTTCTAATGCAGACAACACCCAAGGTTTGAGTTGATTGATTCCGTAATTTGTATAACCACCAATAATTAAATTCTTCATTTCAATATCCTGACCTAGTTTTAATCAAGTCCATAACACTATCATCACCCTCTTGTTCTTCACGTGGAACGAACAGAGCCTTCTGTCTCTTATTATCTATGTCTTCTGCTGGAACAAGATAATATGTGGCCAAACTCTTTCTATATTGTCCTTCGGGTGCAGTAATACCTTCAGTCACACCGTGCCAAGAATTTTGTGTTGTATCAAACAATACTGCACGATTGAACTTTGGCCAAATAGACTTAATCAATTTCTTTGGTTGTTGTGTTTCTTCATCATGCGACCAAAGACCTATGTTACCACCCCAAGACTTTTTCCAGTTAGGATTCAAGTAAACAATAAGATTCAATTTGCGCCTCATGTCCATCTTAGGATGTATATCATAATCAAGGTGAACATTTAAGTAATCACCGGCTTGGTGCATGTGAATACCACCGCCGTGCAGTCCATAATCAGGAACCAAATCAAAATCATTGGCCAAATATGCAAGCTTTCCAACAAAAGGTTCGTTTACAAGGCACGACATTGCCTTATATACATTTTTAGAAAACTTGGTCCAGTTTTGTATCGTGCGTTTCTTTTCAATTGCATTGTCATACTTTGCATCTGTGTTTTCATCATATCCTGGCATGCCATCAAAGATACTACGAGCAATTTCTTCAACAAAAAAGTTATCAATCACTGCATGATGAAATGGTTCTGCATTTAAGAAATCTTGTGATATCTTGTACCAATCATGCTTGTTAATTATTTTCTCCACGGCAAATTTTCTCCATAACGATTATTCATCACTTCATTACCGTGCAAAAAGAAATCTGGTTTAACAGAACCTTCGTTGCCAGCAAGTTTGTAGTTCATTGTGTATTCACCTGTGCAATCATAGTTTGTAAAATGTGAAGATAGAACATTTAGAAATACCCTATCTTGTCCCCATCCACCATGCCATGCACTTGCCAATCTTATCGCAATTTCCGTTTTAAGGCAATAGCAATTTGTGTCTATATGATGGTAATCCTGAAAACATTTCCATTTACCCAAGGATTCACAGTCATCATTGCAGAGATAGTTACCATCTTTGTCTACAATCTTTCTCAATGAATAGGACCAGTCTAGTTTTTTCTTTCTGATGTTTTCAATTTGTGTGAACACATGGTTTTTGTCCATGTAACAATCTTGATCCAAATATAAAAGATATTCGGTATTGACTAGGTGTGTGAATGCGGCATATACACGGTGTCCATAGTAACCATTTGCACCAACATTGATTGGTAAGTATGCCACTTTAACTTTATCACCATACTCACTGGTGATAACATTAACTTTACCACGGTTTTGTTCACCGTCACATATAACATAACAAGTTGTTAGGTATGTTTGCGAGAGAACACTTTCAATTGCTTTTTTCAGGTCTGGTGTGCCTGTTGTTGGTATAATCACTGTTGCTGTCATAACAAAAATCCTATCTTAAATAAAACAACTCAAATTTAATTTATTTTCTAAAATTCTAACCGTTTTTCCATCTACCGGTGCTATATTGTACTCAGATTTACTTGCAGATGGAATAGAAAATTGCATCTCAAAAGTGAACTGATAATTGTCTGAACCTTTATACTGAACTCTCGCTCTATATGTGGCCTTAGCAGAAGAACCAAATGATGGCACATTCTCCAACTTTAATGGATTTTTACTACCCATCAAATAAAAACCATGAGTTCCAACATTTACATAGTATGTATCTTTCTTATTATAGTATTCTTCAATCTTTGTTGCAGGAATCTCACCACGAATGTCTGGAAAAGTGTCACGGTCTCTTTCATATTGTTGTTTCTTTGTCAACTTGCCTGCTGTAGCTTTCCATAATGCATCTTTATCTTCACGTTTGAATGGAACTTCTTTCCATTGTTTTTTGATTAAAGAAAAAAGACCGATTTCTTCAGCTAAATCACGAATGAAGATTTTTTCTTCATCAGATGCATCAATCTTACCGAACATCCAAGGATTTCTTTTATTTGTTCCATTATATTTTAATACTAATGAACCTGCCGAGGCGGCTGTAATTTTTAATTCACAACCAGCTTCTTTGCCCTTATATAATAACATCAAGTCTGGTTGGTTGTGACCTGCACCAGCAGGTCTAAAATCTTTAGGTACAAATCCCATTGGCTTTAACACATCACATGCATTAACCTCATATTGAAAACCTTGTTGTGCCATACTCTCACCTTAAATGAGAATATTTATACCTTGAATCCATCAAATGATTTTTTACCAGGTTTCTTTACATTTGTTGCGGCTTGAACCACACCGGCATCAACCAAACCATCTTGACCAGATTGTTCAACATCATATAGTTTCATCTTTGCTCTATCAACGCCGATAGTAAATCGTTTGTACATTGTAGGATCATTGTAACGATTCTTCAATTGTTTCACCATGATTTGACCAAGTTCTTGTAAGTCTTCGGACGTAATCAGAGCAAACATCAAGTCAGCGGTAGCGGGCAAACCAAAAGACTCGCTTGTGTCTTCCAGTCCGGGATCGGAACTTGTAAAGCCTGAACGTGTTGTTTGTGTAGCAGATACAATTGGAACTCCGTATTCAACGGCAAGGCCACGCAGTTCTTCTGCAATTGACTTAACGTAGGTGTAGGAGTTGATGTTTGCTCCGGCT